CGGTTTGGGTCATTCAAGAACTTTGCAACCTGAGGATTATACTCATATGGAAGGTCGGCAGTTAGCAATGCTACCGTATCGGGGGCAATGTTGTTCTCAAGGTAGGAAGCAAGACCAGAAAATTCTTTGTAGATTCTATTGTAGGCAGCCGTACTTGGTTGGAAGTAAGCAGCCTTCTCGCGGACCGAAACAAACAAGCGGTCCATCTTAAAGTCTACAGTATCAGACACTCTCATTTGAGCCTGGAATTGTTTCTCTGACTTTTCAATTACTTTATTGAGAGCCTTTGTTCTTTCTTGCGGGTCTTCAATAGCCTCAGCCTTAGCCCTATTTATTTCAATCAACATCTGGTAGTAGTCTTCATATAAACCTACACCAAACTGACCTAGTACCTGAGGCGAACCAAAGATAGAGAAAAACTTATTAAATGCTTTACGATAATATGATGACTTAGCACCATCAATAATTTCTTTGCGTGTAGGGTATTCTCGTAATCCCATATCCGCAAGAATATTTAGACGCTGTGCTTCATTCTCTAAAGAGTTTCTCCAGGCTAAATTGTCATCATCAGCCTTAAATGCCGTATACAAGTCTCTAGCCCAACTTGGAGTCATAGCCGATGTAATCTGATTAATAGGCGGTTGAATGCCAAATGGGAACAAATCATCATATGAAAATCCAGGTATTTTCCCTAGATACTTGTCAACTACCTTACGGACCGTATCCGAAGCATCAGGTTTATTTGCATAAACAACTGCCATTGGAATTGGAACAAGCCAGTTAGCGCCTGGTAGGTTAGCCAAAAAGTTAGTAGCCCTAGTTGAAAGGATAATTCCTCTACCCTCATTAAAGCCAAGTTCTTTTGTACCTGGTACCAATAAGTACTCTGCCTCTAGTGGGTCTTCTACTGGATTGCCATACTTGTCAACACTATAACTATTATAGAGGCTATAGTAAGCATTTAAGAATCCAGCAGTACGACGAGGTTGACGTAATGCAAAACCTGTATAGCGGTAGAAACCACTCATAGTAGCGTTAGGGAATACTGTCACAAGACGCGACATATAAAGCGCTCTATGCTGACGTGGAATTGTATAAAATGTTTTACGTAAACCATCTACTAACTCAATAGCAGATGACTGACGTAAAGACATTAAGGTTTCAAATGTTACTTGCTGACCTGATGCCTCTAGAGCACGAGCCTTCTCGATTACAATTCGGGCGTGCTTAACATCACCATAAACACTACGCATTATGTTTTCAGGCTTAAGTAACCATCTCCAAGGACGGGCTAAAGCAGCATCAATCTTTTGTCCAACTCCTGCTATAATATTTGGTTTCTCATAAGGAATCTCTAGTGGTTGAATTGGCAATAGTTGGTCTAATTTATCTGCTAATTCTTTTTGTAAATCTAATTGTTTAACTGGCGCTTTAAGAGCCAAAGCCTTTACTGCATCAGTAGGCAGCATAGAGTTTACATAGCGAATAGAATCATCAATCATATCTATAGCATCATCTGGCTCAAAGCCACGAGCGATTACATACTTGCGCCCAGCGGAAGTTTTGCTCCAAGCAATAAGAGTTGCTCTGTCTGCGCCAGCAAGAATCTTATCTACAATTTCATCGCCACGCATACGATTATTAACAATAAATTCTAGTTCCGCAAAATAGGTTGGTTCCGTTGGCTTAGTTATTTTGTCTGAGTTGTTGCGAATTGCACCACGAAGCCGTCCTACGGATAACTTATTTCCAAGAATTTCAATAGTTCTATCGCTAGTGTTAGCAATCTCAGATAGATAACCTTCGCCAAAATAGTTACGGTCCCCGAATGCGGGGAACTCAATAAGTTTACCGTCTGCGGTTCTAAAGGTTTTCATCTTTGGCACCGAAGGTTCTTTTATATACTTGCCCTCAGATATGGAAAGCAATTCTGCTTCTTTCTTAAGACCAGGCTTTATGTCATCAAGAATCTTTCCAATAGTCGCATAAGAGTTTGCAATTTCTTTATCGATACGAAGCAAGTCAGGAGCCAGGGTATTCATTTCGCCTACTGCTTTACCTAAGGCAATTTCAGCAGCACGGATTTCGCTACCATAACGCACACTATCTGTTTTCTTCAAGGTATCAATACGGCGACGAAGAGTATATATTGATGGTATTTCTAAAAGACCTTTGATATTTTTGCTATAGGTTTCAACAGTATAAACATTCAGTTGAGACTCTAACTGGTCTATAATATCTTCGGCTTCTTTTAATTCTTGACGAATTTCATCTGCGTATCTTCCTTTTGTTTTTTGAGATACGCCATCTTTATTGACAAAATATTTATGGTACTCGGAATAACGTTGGTCACGATAGGCAACTGCTTGAGAGAGTTGTTTGTTAAGAGCACTAATTTCCTTATTGACTTCACGAATTGCATTGCCAGGAAGAGTAGTTTTAACTTTAGCAAAAGACTTACCTAGAGAATTGGTAAATGTTGCGACTGAACGACCAGCCAAAGTTGTGCTTGCTTTTACGGCAAATTCTGTTCCTTCAGCAAGAAATCCAGAAAGCATTGGTTCAAATATTGAGTTCTTAGGAATATAGGAAAAACGATATAACTGAGCAACAGAAAATGCCTTATTACCTAATTCAAATATATTACGAATGCCTTGTCCGGCTAAGCCAAGAGTTTGTTGCCCCCTACCTAAAAACAAAGATTTTTCTTTTCTTGCAGCGCGGGCTAGCATAGAATCCAACCTTCCAAAAGGAAGCATAGCGGTAGAGTTTGAAAGCATCTGCATTGTTTTAGCATCAGTCGCAATGCGAACACCGTTTGGGCTCATAGCATAACCAGTAGAAGCCAAGTCTTTGTGTACTGAATATATATCATTCTCTAATGATTTAATAAAATCATCAATTATTTCAGTATCAAAGAAATTGCGAGTATGAGCAATCGTATAAGTTAATTCTTTATTAAGATTTTTAACAAATAATTCACGTTGTCCATCATTCTTAAGACCAACAAACTCTCTAAGTATATTATTACGATACTCAGAAACTGTCATCTTTTCCATAGACTTTGTAGTTATGACAGTATCGCCTTTTGAGAATAGAGGAATGTCATCAAATACAGATATTAATTCGTCTATAGCCTGACGTGGGCGTAAGGTGGAATGGCTAACAAAACCATTCGGCATCTGGGTTCCAACAGTACGCATAAGGACTGTTATAGGACCACCAGCCTTAGAGGCTAAAACTGTTTTGGCAATACCGCCATAGTTGGAAAAATCGCGCTGAATAGCGGCAGCCTTGGCTGCGTCTTTCTTTGAACGAATCGCACCCAAAAACTCACGACCAATTATAGGTTCTGCTGGCTTATAGTTGGTAGAAAGAAACTTAGGATTTACTTGACTTATATTTCCTAAATCATCAGTAGTTCTATCAAAAAATGCGTTGAATACTCTTTCAAGATATGGGTCTTTTTTGATTGCATCATCGTGAGCCTGCATCCAGCGAGCGCGTTGTTCGGGAGTATAAGTGCGAACTGCCCCATTAGTCATATAATCATTAATGATTTCGTTTCTAGCCTTAGATATAGCCCAAACATCATCGGCATTTCCACTATTTACAAGGCGTTGGTATGCGCCAAAATCGCCCTTATCCATAAGTAAATAGTCACGGACTAATTCAGGGTTTTTAGTTTCTACTATTAAATCAATAGCCTCACGATTATATGTATATTTTTTGGCTTTTGTATTTATTTCAATAAAGTTATCAGAATCAGCCATCTTTTGAATATCTTCACCGACGTTATAGTAAGTACCTTCTTGTCCACCACTACGACGGTATTTAAGGAATTCGTCTATTCTGTTATTAAATTCTTTAACTGCATCAAAATCACCTACACGAAAACGAGTAGAAAGTCCCGCTGCTTTTGCTGCAGCCTTAGTAATTGCGCCAGCGCCAAGAAAAGCAAAGTTAATTGCAGTCTCACCAATAATAAAATCATTAGTACCAGAAATAAAACGACCAACTGGATTATCTACAAAGTTTTTCTGCACATCTTTGTCGTTCCAAAGGTCTACATTCTCAAGGTCTATACCACCGAAACCACTAAGAGCCGACTTCTCAAACTGCCCGATTGGGCTCATACCTGCAACCCAAGACTTTGTGAAGGCTACGCCTAGCGAAACGTCAGCAGAACGCTCATATGCTTTAGGAATATCTGATAACTGAAAGCCTTTTCCAAGTTTTTTAGATTTGTATAGACGGCTGTTTGGGTCAGTAAGAAGAAGTCCTGTTGATAGTGGACGTTTTATGTAAGGAGAAAAGACGTGCTTTTCTGCAGCGCTTGCTACTTGTAATACTGGGTCAATAGGCTTGAGTGGACCAGCATCCTGAAATTGAACACCAGCCTTTTCTAAAGATTTCTTTGCTCCTTTAGCAGCAGCAACGCCAGCAATAGCCTGAGTGGTTGGGTCATATCCTTTAGATACTGTACCTGCGCCAATTTGTGTTCCCGCTTTAAGCAATGGAGAAGTTACAGCCCCACCTATAGCAGAAGTTATTCCCTTTAGATTATCAAGAAAGTCAGACCAAAGTGACATTAATCCGCCTTTCCAAAATTAAATGTTGAGGGTTCCCCGCCCTTAACTTCTTCACCAGTAATAGTAATAATAAAAGAGTCACGCTCTTCTGGAGAAGCCCAAGGGACCATAGCCAGTGGTATAGCAATCTCATAATTTTCAAATCCAAGAGAATTTGCAAACTTATCGAGATGGTCAAAAAAACTATTCTCTAACCAAGCCATTAAATAATCTCTTTTAAGTAATTCACAAATCGACGATAGGAGTCAGGAACTCCAGGAATACGAGTAGCGTTTATTAAATCTGGAAGATAACGACGAATCATTTCAGTATTTTGAACTTGCTCTTGAGGCTGACGAAACATTGCAGGCAACGCTTCGCTTCCTCGCCCTGCACTTCCTTCTAAGTCAACGCCATCGGCAATTGGTCTAAATTCACTTGGCTCGGAATCAAGGGTCTGAACGTCACCAAGCATACTGAATAAACTTGGCATTGAGACATTTTTTGCTGGATTTGCCGCAGATGCTGTAGTCGCCACGTTGCCACCTTGTCTTATTGCATCAGTTAACGCTGCTGTAGCGCCTGGTTTCCCTCCACCGCTAGGGCGAAGTTGGCTTGCTTTAGCAGCCTTTTCGGCTACAAACTTTCCCGATTGACCATTACCACCAGTAGCAGAAACGCTCATTAAATTATTTTGAGATGCAGTTGGTCTTTCTCCTCCGCTTACCATCACTTCTCCTCTGGTGTATATGAATATTCTTCAGCGCTTAATATCATTCCCTTGGCTAACCAAGGATTCATATTCTCGCTTACATCTGTCATTAAATATCGAGTGCCCTCAAAATCTGACCACTCACTTACTAGAACCCAACCAGTACAAATCTGACTTTCTGAGTTCTCTAATTCTTCTGCTGCAAGTCTCATTGCTGCATCTATTGCTTCGGTAAACTTGCTCACTTGTATTGGACTCCTTCGTGAAAAGGAGGTGCCGAGTAAGCGCTAATCTTGCAAGCAATCTCCATAGCCTGATATGGCTCGGCTCCTGCGTATAAAGCGCCCAGAGCAAATGAACCACCACTACCGATTGCGTAGATATTGTCTTCATTCTTCATAACTGAAAGGTCTTCGTCGATATCAAATATTTCTCCACCGACTGCTATAAGAAACTGGAACCTCATTCCATCTTTCTTATCTTCATCAAAGTTGTAACCATTGTTAGTTAAACATTTGCGAAGCGAAGGCATAACCTTTGTAATCATAAAGCGATAAACGTCTTTCTTGTCTTTCGCTGTAAACTGCGGTGGCACCCAAATATTCTGGGCTATGTCACAAGGAGCAACTTCTCCTGCTCCTGCAACTAATAACGCACCGCGTGATGAAAACTTCTTCATAACTTTGTGAGCATATATGCGCCCACCGTCATCAGTCACTCTGCTGTCGGCTACTATTAAAGCGCGGTCTGGGTATTCAATCCCGATAATCGTTGTCACAGTCCCCTCCTAGATTATCGTCGTCGAATAGTTCTTACGCTTGCCGAAGGCTCTCCTGAACCAGATATGCTTGATAGAAGACTTAATATGTCAGGTGCTCCACCTTGTTGCTCTGCGGGTGTTTCAAGAGCGCCTCCTACTGGAGCGCCAGCGGGAGCAGGGGACGGTTGCTCAACCATTTGTTCAGCAGCCCCAGCAGGAGGAACCTGTTCTGCAGGAGCGAAGACTTCTTCAATCGCATCCTCAAGTGCCTGTCCTTTTTGGCGAGCCTTGATAACTGCAGCAATTTTTTGTACAACTTCAGAGGCGTTTCCGCCTTGTGTAGCCATTGCAGGAATTGCTTGAGTGTAAGCGGTAAGCGAACCAAGAAGAGCGGTACGCATACTTTCAATCTCAATCTTTTCAAGTTCTTGGCTTACATTAACTGTAAATGGAAGTTCACGCATAGCAAGGTCTTTAGAAATCAATCCACCGCCAAGGGCTTGAAGCATAAAGATAAGACCTTGTGCTGGGTTAAGACCTGCAAGCATTCCGTAACGGACATCTGCTGAATAATCACCTTTAATGTCCTTTTTAGGATTGTATGTAATTTCATAAGGAGAGCCTGAATCAACACCACGAATTGTCTTTTCTTGTGGGAAAAAATTCTCATCTATCTCAAAACATATTTGAATTACATCACGCAAGGCGCTAGCAAAGATAGCCTGAGCGCTCTTAACTTGCGTATCGAATGCGCCCATAAGCGCTTGTACGCCTTGACCAGTAACAATAGAGGCATCAATGTTTCCAGTACGTCCTTCTGGATAACGAGCACCTACACGCAATTCTTGATTAAGCAGCGTCTGCTCGGTAAATGCGCCCGCTGGAAGACTTAGTTCGACACGACGTACACCGGCTGGATTGTTTGTACGGATAACCGCATCTCCGCCAAGCATAAGTTCTTGAACATCCGAAGGCAGCACGATAGGAGCCTGTACAGATTTCTCTGCCGCTTCCATTGCAAGAAGTGCAAAACGGTTGCGGAGCAACTGTATACCAATGATGTCATCAAATTGACCACGCATCTCGCCATCAATTGATGGTTTCTTAGCAATAATAACCATCATCTTGTTGATTGGATTTTTTGCTTTAGACAATAGCAAGTCGCCACGAGAAGGTACGTAAACTACAGATTGTTCCTTATCGTAGTAACGAATAATTTCAATCTGTGCTGTCAAATCTTGGTCGTAGCCATCCTTACCCAGCAACTGAGATTCAAACTCAGGGAATTGGGCGATGACTTCACCAAGGGTCATCATATATCTTTTAGCATATGCTACACAACGTCCATAGCGGTCAAACTCAGGGTAAGCACCTATTGGGTTTTCTAGGCGTATGCGTGGCAGTTTTGCTTCATCATCCAGTTCAATTATG